AACACTTCGATGAGATCACTGGCGTATCTTACTTACCGATGGACGGTGGAACTTATCGTCAAGCTCCCTATGAGTCCATTGATGCGGATACGTACACTCAACTCCTTGCTGAGACTCCGACTTCGATTGATTGGGAGAAGATGACTGAGAATACCGATAACGTAGAAGGAGTCCAGACCCTTAGTTGTACGGCTGCTGGCGGCTGCGAGATTTAAATGACAGCCTATAATGGACTCCATAACAAAGAGGACATGATAGGCCTCCGCTTTAACAAGTGGACAGTGCTGGAGTATTCGCATAAACACGAACGCTCTGGCAACTGGTACTATCTCTGTCGTTGTGATTGTGGTAATGAATCCACAGTCAAAGGGTCTTCTTTACGTAACGGGATTTCTAAACAATGCAAACAATGCTCAGGAAAAGCAAACGGACGTAAAGGCATTTACGCTCAGAACGAAGGAACAGATTTATACTTGATACGGTGTCTACAGTTTGTAAAGATTGGAACAACTGCCAATTTAAGTGAACGACTTCGCTCAATCAAGTCTGGCAATCCTTTCGAACTCAAGCTAGAGTACTACGGTGTAGGTGAAGGCTACCGAGAAGAGTATTGGCATACTGTATTCAAGGATAGACACCATCAAGGTGAATGGTATTGGTTAACAGACGAAGATATTGAGAAAGTCAAGCAGTACAGAGAGGAACTAAAATGAATGAAGAAAACATAAACTGGTTTGCCCTTCGAGGGCATTGGGTAATTAAGAAAAAGCCTCACACAAAAGACGAGTTTTATGTAGCGTGTGGGTTTCCTCCTTCAAATGTTTTATCAATTTATGGTATAAAAGTATGAAGACCATCGTATACACTAAAGACAACTGTCCAGCGTGTGTGCTACTGAAGACAAGGTTAGCCTCGGAAGGGGTTGACTTTGTTGAGGTTCACTTAGGCAAGGATATGACCATTGAAGCCTTTAAGGAGAAGTTCCCTACTGTGCGCTCAGTGCCTCACATGATCTACTCAAAGGATGAAACATGGTAATAGATTTTGCATGGTCAGGAGGCCTAGTAGTTGGTATTGCTCATACTGATGAAGCTATCGTAGAGACTGATGAAGATAACTTTGAGTTCTGTCAAGCTATCATTATCCATCTAGGATTCTTCAACGTAGCGATACTGTTCTTCTAGTGGTTATGAGAGGCTATGTGGACTGCCCAACCCAAGTGATTAGGTTCATGCGGGACACCCCTTAGAGTGAGACATCAGTAGCCTCTCACCTATAAACAAAGAAGCCCACCTTTTGAGTGGGCTTTCTTATTAGGCTTTGTGGTATTCAGCTTCCGTTAGGATACCTGCTTTGTACTTACCTTCAGGCTTGAAGATAGTCAGCTCTTGTTGTCTCATCTCAGGAGCGAAGGAGATGTGCATCCAACGACCAAACTCATGGATCATCTGATCGAACTTGATACCAGCCTTCTTGACTTCCTGACACAGTTGGTAAGGAGTCATCTTAGAGCTAGATACGTCGATAGCCCAACCATCCATGTGAGAGGACACCTTAGAGCCTCCAACAGCCACGTTAACAGCTGGTAGACGCAGCCATGAATTAATGTTCAATGGGCCTGTAATGGCTCGTAGCTGCTCTAGCTTCTGAGCTGCTGTCTTCATGTTCTCCAATTGGACAGTAGAAGGTTGATTGTCAATACCCTGACGGATAGCTGTATCGCTATGGGTTGCTTCTTCAAGCGTAAAGTGTTCACTCAGCTGCATCATCATCTCCCTTAATGTTAATACCTGTAATCAAGCCGATAAAGCCACCGACGATAGTCTGGAAGGCAGGGCCAATGATGGCGAAGATGGCTGTATCATCCACTGAGGGGTCTAACAGAGCGATGATGAACATGACCATCATTACGAACACTACTGCCACCAAGGACAGCGCTGAGGTGATTACCACCGTATCTTTTAGCTTCATTTCTTAACCTTATCAGCTAGTTTTTCCATAGTCCGACCACCGAAGTAGAAAGACATCACGAGCATTCCCCACTGGCCTAGAAGCTCCACGTATGCGCCTCTAGTCTCATAACCAAAGATGGAAGCAAGAGCGAAGCCGCTGTAGGCCATAAGGAGGAATATAAGTACCATAGGACGGATGTTCTTAGACAACCATGAGTCAGAAGACATGTCAGCCTTCATCCGATCCGTGAGGTTATTCTGTTCAATCTTGTAGAATTCCAGCTCTACTTCCTGAAGCTTCTGAGCAGCTTGAGGATCACCTGCGATAGCCTTAGCTACAGCCTCAACTGAGTCAGAGACACCAAACTTAGATGCCAATGCTGACACAGCAGCCCCGCCTAGAGGCCCCATAACAGCAGTAGCTAGGCCGGGTGCTACGTTCTTTAACAAGCCTGATAGTACGTCATTCATTTAGGTCTACACGCCTCTACAGCGTCCTTTACGATAATATATAGATAGAGTTCAAACGGTAATATGATGAAGAACAGCAAGGTAAGCAACACTAGGAAGCTCACATAGGCTGTCTCGCTAGAAGAAGTGCTATTATTAGTCCCCATAGTTCCAGTACGATTAGAGCCATTACTACGACCCATGCGATTCGTTGCCTTATCTTGTTAATTAGCTTAGTCTTCCGTATAACCTCCTCTTTCCGAGTTCTTACGGCTAATAAGTGAGTTACTTCTTGCTTCTCTTGGACGATACCGAACATCTCAATAACGTCCGTATATAGAGCACCTAGCTCAGGGGGACTCTGATAGATCATCACCTCTCTGATCTCCTTCTGAGCCTTCTCCATCTCCTTCTTAGCTATAACTAAGTCAAGGGAGACATCTAGAAGCTCATCAGGCTCAATATACTGTGTGTCTATACGTAGCTGTTGTTGCTCAATCTTCTTCTGGATGGCTATCATGGCCTTGAAGAAGACTTTAAGGTTCTTTATGAGGTCACTCTTTATCTCTTGTTCACTGTGTGATTCAACAGCTTTCTTAGCCTTCTTTGGCGGAGTCTCAGTCTTAGTATCATTATTAGCAACTGCCTCTATGAGGTGATTAGGGGGCTTATTCGCCTCAGATTCTGCACCGAATAGCTTCTCTTTAATGAAGCCCCAAAGACCTACTACCTCATCGACGTGCTCCTTAGCCTCATCGAAGGTAGCCTTAGCCTCTAGGACTACACCTTTATACTCTTTGTATAGCTCACATCCCTGCTGGATAGCCTCAACAGCCTTGAGAGCACCAGCAAGGATTAAGAGAGGCATTTACGGTTGAGACATAGCGCCACCGAGCAGCCCTTGCAGCTTATAGTTAGGCTGGTCTTTAGCTGTACCTGAGGCAATAGAACGGGTCAACTCTTCGATCTGACGGCGTTTAAGTGAGCTGAGAGCTGATTCAGCAGCCATACCACCTACAGCTAAGCTACCACCAATGACAGGATCATAGATAACAGCACCGCCTGTAGCGCCAGCTGAGAGATGGCTCTTACGTGGGTCGAAACGAGACAAGATAGACAAGAAGTTTTCTACTGGGCCACCACCAATGACAGACTTCATGGCATTGACTTCAGCATCGTTGAACATATTACGTTTCTTCTTGTTGGCTAGGATACCTTCCAACTGTGAACGAATAAGCTCAGCTTCAGACTTCTTAGGGTTATTGGCACGAGCATCTGCCACATCAAAAGCATCCTGCACAACTTGAGCTTTGCTTGCTGCTCTCCAGTCCTTACGAGCTGCCATGACAGCCTTTACAGCCTCGTCAATGCTTCCACTTGTGCCGGGCATAACATCACGACCTGTCAATGAACCGATACGCTCATCCACACCGTCAACAAGGATCTTACCTAAGCGGCGTGTCTCACTGTCTGAGTCTTGAGCAAGCTTCAAAGCTGTGCTACGGATCTTCTCCAGCTTACTGAAAGGAAGGCGTTCAGTACCGATAATAGACTCAAACTTAGTCAAGGCATTCTGAATCTTAGGACTGTTCTCAGGAATCCAATCAGCGTCATCCAAGCTCTTCTTCATGTTGTCTACCATGTCCAAGGCACTCTTAGGCTTGACTGTGATACCTGCTTCATCCATCTTAGTGTAGTTAGCTGTAGCCCGTGCCTTCACTTCAGGAATAGTCAGATTATTGACTTTAGGCTCCAACATACCGCCAGCTTTACCAGCAGCGCCGCCAGCAACCATGGATGCACCCATGCCTACAGCTTGTCCTAACAAAGGATTACCTGTGATATCAGTAGTCAGTTCCGCAGCAGGCTGAGCTACAGCGCCACCAGCGGCAGCAGCAGGGAGACTACGAGCCAAGCTTCCCGCAGCAGCTGGAACAGCCTTAGCAAGACCTGCTTGACCTGCCAACGCAGAGATACCACCTTGAGCAAACTTTTCAGCAGTTGTTTCAGGCACAGGAGCGCCAGCTTGGGTTAACATCTCAGCTTGTTTCTGAGAAGACAAAGGTAAACGACTCTCAGAGCCTACCAGATTAGCACCTAAGTTATAAGCACTAGCACCGAAGTCCAAAGCAGCCGTAGCAGGAGCTGTAGCAGCTTCATACAGTGTACGACCTGTCATAGCAGCCTGACGACCTACTTCTTGAAGGGCTGTACGAGGCTTTTCCACATCTAGACGACGAGGATCATTCTCCATTGTAGGACGACCACGAGCAGGCTCAGCGGAGAAGTTAATAGACTTATAGAACTCCTCTTTTGGCATGTCAGAGTAGAACTTAGCATAGAATCCATCAGCCAACTGAGCATCAGAAATGTCAGAATACTGAGGGTACTGTTTTCGGATGTCTGCGATTGTGGTCATTATTTACGGATTCCTAATGGGTCGCTGTTACTGTTACCGGTAGATGTTGTTTCTCCAACGTAGTATGGGTCAACACCTTGAGAACGACGACGAGACTCTACACGGCCTTTAGCACGATCTTGTGCTTTGACAAGGGACTCTTGATATCGTTGCAGGGCTTGCAAGGTAGCCTCTGTATCATTACGACCGTAAGAAGCCACTAAAGCCTTAGCAAAGCGGAGAACGTCTTTATCTGTTTGAACACCTTTCTCAGCGCTAACTTGAAGGTTAACAGCAGTGTCTACGGCAGACTTTAAACCCTCATAAGCACGAGCTTCAGGGCTAGAGTTACCAGCTGCTAATTGAGCCTCATACTTCAGGTTCTTCAATGGGCCAAGTTCAAGCTTACGCACACCTTTTGCATCTGGTGTCAGAGCATCCAGAGCAGGCTTCAATGCTGCTGCTTGACCTGTATATGTGTCAATAACCTCGAGGTCTTTACCTTCTTCTTTTTGGAGACTTGCAGGTAGGTTCTTAGGTTGAGAGCCTTTCAAAGAAGCAGCCAATGTAGCCAGTTGCATACGACCTTCTTGCATCATTTGTGCAATCTGAAGTTGAGTAGCACCACGTTCACGAGCAATATCAATCTGAGCTTGAATCCTCTCACGAGCGATTGTCAGTTGTTGCTCACGAGCAGCTTGTTTGTCTTCAACGAGAGAAGTAGTCTTAGCTTCTGTTAAAGCAGCCTCACGAGCCTTATCCATAGCCATAGAAGCCTCAGCAGCAAAGCCAGCATCAGAGAGTTTCTTAGCTAGTGCTTTGAGGCCTTCAGGGGTGCTCTCAGCGCCTTGAGTCAGTGCTTGCAGTTGAGACATACGCTTAATCTTAGGATCAGTGATATCTACACCCATGGCCTGAGCCAGACCACCACCAATGGCAGCACCTGTCTTGTAGCCCATAGAGCTAAGTTGCTGTGATGGTGTCAGTTGAGCGAATTGCTGAGCACGTTGATTGATTAGCTCTTGTTGCATGTCCTGAGGAAGCATAGTGCCTCCAAAGAGAGCTTGTAAGTTATCTGTTGCCATCGTTATCCTTTAAAAGTCTTGAGCAAGAGAGTCCCATGTGGACGCTGTAGATGTTGGACCTGAAACAGAGCCTCCACCGCCCCATGAGCGCAACAGAGCTGATACAGCGTCAGTGCCACCAGCAATACCACCTGTAAGGGCTGCATTCTGAGCGTTGATACCTGCTTGTTGAGTGTTTGAGGCTTGGTTAGCTGCTGAGTTTAAGATAGAAGCAACCTGTGAGCCTGCTGTAGCTTGCTTCGCACCCAAGGCAGTAGACAAGTCAAACGGATTCTGACCGAGAGCCTCAGTAGCCGCAGCACCTGCCAAAGCGGTGTTGTAAGGCTGCAAAGCAGCTGATTGAAGACCATAACCAGAAGAGGCAAGACCTAAACCACCTGTCATCAAACCTTGACCGAATGTAGTCTGTGCTTGGCCTTGTTGTTGTGCCTGAGCAGCCAAACCAGCATCTTGCTGAGCCATGGCATTGTAGTACGCAGCCAACTGAGGGTTAGTAGCAGCCAAGCCTTGACCACCTTGTGTGTAGCCTTGATTAGTAGCACCCACAGCCAAACCACCACGACCTTGTTGGAACTGTTGATTCTGCAACTGAGCAAGTTGTTGTTCACGACCGGGAGCCAAGAGCTGTTGTTGATTACCCATCCACGTAGAAGCAGCCTCTTGAGGCGACTGAGCAACATACTGCTGACCAAGGTTAAACAAGCTATTAGCGCCTCCAATGGCTTGCTGTTGTAGTCCTTGAGCAGCTCCAGCATTAGTCAAATTCTGACCTGCGTAGCCAAGCAAGCCTTCACGCATAGCAGCCACATCAGGAGCTACTTGGTAGCCTGCACCGATCAAGTTACCATCAGCACCATATTGGAAGCCAGAAGTACCGAAGCGAGAGGTAACACCTACAGGACGGAACTGAGCTGCATTAGCTGCTTGTTGACCTAAGGCTAGTTGTTGTTGAGCGAGAGAGCTTTGTGAGTTAGCTACGTTATTAGCTGCTATGCCTGTGCCTAAGGCGCTCACGCCTGCTGTTAAAAGACCTGTGTAGTCTGGAGCTGTAGTAGCCATTAAAGCACCTCAAATTGGTTAGATTTAGACAGGTTCTTAGCCGCTGACAAAACCTGAAGATTGTTAGAAACATGCAAACCACACACTTTGTCATGGTTTAACGGAATGATATGATCTACATGAAATTTCACAAAACCTCCACTTGCCCAAGTAAAATAGGCAGCTATATTATATACTTTTACGTTATCTTCTTCAACACTCCAAGACGGTGTTGCTTTTAAAAGAGCAGCTCGTCGTCGTGAGGTATATGAAGAACACAATCCTTTATTGTCTTTACGCCATTTTGAAACATATTGTTTGATACTATCACGGTTGTTTTGATAATAGGCTGACCGTGTTTGTTTACGGTTTTCTTTGATTGCTCCAGTATAAGTAGCAGTGCGGGCTTTATCACATACTTTACACCAACTCTGTTTTCTATCACTGGTATCTTTTCTATTATAAAACTCAAACAGGGGCTTATCCACTGAACATTTAGAACAGTTTTTCAATATGTACCCCCGTCAATCGTAGCTGTAAATGTACCTGAGACAGTTAGGTTAACAGCGGTAGCGCTACCTGTCAGTGTTGCGTTATTGGTATCTGCTTTACTGGCAATAGCTGAGGAGATATTGTCGTATTCAGTGTTAATCTCAGTACCTTTGATAATCTTACCTGCGTTACCAGAGTTAAGAGCATCCTTGGCAGCGAAGTTCGTGCTTTTTGTGTAATTTGACAATTCATTCTCCTTGTTTCAAATAAGCTATGACAGCTTCTAATTCTTGTATTGTAGAGTCAGCTTTAATTCGGTTAGCTTTCCACGAAATAACCTGCACATTATCTTTTGTGTACCCTTTAGAAGAATCTATCCTATCTAAACTAGGGCTAGTATCTCTAAAACCTGCGTTATTCCATTCTAAGCTAAAACCAAACACAGGGCATTTATTGTCAACAGGCCAAAGCTCTTTAATGTCTTCAACTGTCAAGGTGTGCTCTCGGTTCTTCTTTGTAGCTCGTTGTTTAGAAGAATTAAGAAGCATCTGAATGCGGAACTCAGGGTCTTTTCTACGATTTCGTTGATAGTGTAGAAAGTATTCCTGTAATTCTGCTGCCTTTTCAATCCTTCGGACAGCTTGTCTAAACTTATCACAGCTCGTACATACAGCTTGTAACTTGTCTTTTGAAGCGTTGTTCTTAGTAAATCTAGAAACATCAACCTCTTCTTTACATGCTCTGCACTTCTTAGTTATTAGAGTTGTGAACATTATTGTGTTCTTCCTGCTTTAACATAGACATCTAGCTTTTGGATTGAAATTGATTTGTTATTAACTGTAGTCTCAAAGCCTAACTGTAAAGTACGACCTGTACCACCCACGTTAATAATCTTATTGTCGAAGGCTGAACCACCGTATTCACCGATGTTATATTCAGCGATGTTGTACTCAGCTACTGAGGCATTGGCTAGGTTAAAGTTACGACTGTTCAAAATGTCGCTGAAGTCGAAACCAAAGCGCATAACGACAGGATAACCACCACCACCAATGACAGTAACACCAACCTTCTTCAATATCTTCAATGTAGTTGGGCTACCGAAGTCAAAGTAGTTAGTGTAATACTTGAGGAGATACGTGCTACCATTGTCTTGATAGCCAGCGTAAGTACCGACATAACCAGCCTTACCTAGCAACAGAGTCTTAGCACGGGTGTACTTCATGGCGTATGGAATCAAACCATCCCAAGTAGTTACCCTAGCAGCCCCATTCTGGAGAGTTCCTCGCATGTCAAAGCAATAGACAAGGCCACGAGTAGGCAGAGCAAGGAGATAGAAAGCGTCTTTATCGCTGTACACAGCACTGATATCATCTTCAGTCTCTAAGGAAATCTCTAGCACAATATCATCACGGACATTCAAGCTCAAGTCTCGCATAGGAGCTGACTTCTCTTGCACTGTACGCTGCATTGAGCGAACACCTGAGTCACTGAGGAACAAGATGTCACCACCTGTGACTACTACGCTATCTCGTGCCATACAGCCAACACCAGTGATAGTATCAGCCAAGGAGAGGTTAGTAGGGTCATCAGCGTGTGCATATACGAGGATCTGACGACGACCGAAGATGTACAAGTAGTGGTTATGAATAGCCATACCCATGATCTCATCAGCACCGTTAGGCCATACCTGAGATACATCGAGAGAACCAGCACTACCTGTATTCAAGATATGACCGGCTAATAGGTCACTAAACTGTACTGTATTCTTGTCTGTGGCAGTGTTGGCTGACCAAGTGCGACCATAAGCACTAATAACAATATTAGCATTCTGGACAGTTCCTGCATAACCAGATACCTCAGAGATGCGCTTAAAGGTCGTTGTAGACACAGCAGGGTCGAACACAAGGGGATCATGACCAGATTGATACAGGTAAAGCTTACCGTTCAAAGGAGCCATCATCCAGTTAGAAGCTGTAAACGTAGGAGCTGTACCGCCACCGCCATAGGTAAGCTTAGTAAGTGTAGAACCTACTAACTTAAAGATGCAGTTATTACCTGCTACGATGATGTAGCTATCACCTGCATTAGTAATAAGTTCACCGATGGCGTTGACGTTAGCTGTAGACAGGTCAGAGTTAGAAGCGTGATTAGCTGTCCATCCCTTACGAGCACCGATACGACCAAACTTGTCGATAACACAGTTGTTAGCAACAGTAGCATAGCCATTGTCAAGACTCACAGAGGAGTCCTGAGTGTTCAGGCCGTTAAAGCCCGGAGCAGCAATGGAGGTTGTTAAGAGCTTTTCAGCCATGTTTATACAGCAGACCAGTTAGTTGAAGTCTCATCACGAGCACCCTCTAGAGCCACAGCATCAGCCAAGGCAAGACGATACAATTGATAAGCCTCAGAAGCTTGTAAACCACCGTCTTCACCACGCTCAGCAATAGCCTTAGAATAAGCCAATAGTTGTACTAAATGATAAGGAACTTTAATTATATCACTACTATTAGAAATGTCAAGCTGTGGGACAAACAATTCAAAGCGAAGGTTATATACAGCATCAGGAAGAGGCCAAACCTCCACTTTAGTGTCACCTGAGCTATCCAAACCACGGTAGCAATAACGGTCAGGAGCAGCCGATTGAGTAGTACCGATGTAGTATTGACGGTTAATCCAGTTAGGATTGGCAGCCCTCATACTGATATCTTGCGTATCATTGATGACATCTTGGGTCTTGAAACGAGCACCAATGCCTGTCAAAGAGTAGGCTTTTTGGCCTGCTACAGTGGCTAAGGTGATGGTAGTGTCCAGAGCATTCCAATCGTAAGCATCCTCTACTTCCCTCTTAGCATCATTGACGAATACGCCAATAAGGGCTGAATAAGGGGTATCAGACACAGAAGTAACCTCTGTCTCACGTAAGCGAGTCAAGACATTATTGACTATTTGTAAGTATGTTTGTGACATTGTATTATTAGATTCCTGTCTTCTTCTCTAGCTCAAATGTACAGATAATACCGAAGGAACTACCTGCTTCAGTAGTCATATGTACTTGGTCGCCTTCTTCCAATATTACACCTGTACCGGGAGCATTGAACTGAAAGTACATCTTAGATGTGAAGCTATATTGTTCTAAGATAGCTACATGTGTGGCAGCACTTGTGTCATACCAGTCAATAGATAATGTCTTACCCGTACCTAGTGAGTTATGGGCGTAGCAAAGTGTCCATTTAGCAGTATAACCAGTAGGCACTGTGTAGACTACTGTCTCCGTACCTGCTGCAAGATTCTTACCTACTGATATTGAGCGCATAGGTTACTTCTTCTTGGACTTCTTAGCCATGCCTGACTCAGACATGGAGATAGCAATAGCTTGCTTACGGTCTTTGACTACAGGGCCACTCTTGCCTGAGTGAAGCTCACCAGCCTTAAACTCGTGCATTACCTTGCCCATCTTAGCTTGTTTACCAGCTTTGGTCTTAGGTTTCATATGTTATCCTTTATGTAAAATGAATGTGAAGATAATGCCTGCCATACTGCAAATCATTACCCCTGAAGCGACCATTAAGATACTCTCAAGTCTCTTTAATCTAGCGTTAATCTGTTCGTACCGGAAAGCACAGATAGCCTCATGTGAGTCCAATCGAGCTTCTGTAGCATCAATTGTTGTCATCTCTTACAGGCTCCCAATCTGATCTGTTGATAATACGCTAATCTGATCTGTAGTTAGAGACTGAATCTGATCTGTGGAGAGTGCTTGAATTTGTTCTGTGCTAAGTACTTCAGGCGTTTCAGTTGCAGAAGGCAACGCATACTCAACCCACTCATGGTTGTCATGGTTCCACTTGTAGACATGGCCTTCACTTGCTTCAGGTTTATGCTCACGCTTGACCCAAGACCAGTTAAGCCACACCACTTCCTTGCCTTCGGTGTCGCTTGGTTTTGGTTGCAAGACTTGAATCCATCCTGCAGCGGTGTGTTGTTCGTGAGTGATGCCTTCTGGCAAATCTGTAGGGATTGAACCGTTCTTTGTGTAGAGCATGATTAACGATCCTGAAATGCGCCAGTTGGCGGTGTGAATGTCGTGGTGTAACGGGCAAGACCTTTGGTGATACGCAGATCGTCAATGTATCCGTTGAAATAAAGATTTGACGATGGCTGTCTATAACCAACAGTAAAACTTGAAGTGTCGTTATAAATGGTTCCAGAGAAAGTCCCCTGCCCATCTTGTACGCCGTTCACATAAAGTTTTATATTATTTGTTGACGACCCGTTGCGGACAACAGCAACATGATACCAAGAGCTTGTCGATAAAGTTGTGCTTCCTGTCAAAGTTAAGCCGTAAGTGCTGCCGTCTGAAGATAGGTTTACTCCTATTTTGTTTCCAGAAGAGTTAGAGACAAGAAACAGCAAAGTATTTGTGTTTGTAGTTTCTTTTGCGCAGATTGCTTGAGTGGTTGCTGAAGCACTTGTATACACCCACGCTTCTATCGTGAAATCACCGGCACCAAGTGCGTAGATTGAATTATTTGGAGCAACAAGATAATCACCAGTACCATCAAAAGCCAATGAAGCACTGCCGTACTTCTTCACGCTAGTAGACAGTTGAGCATTACCTACAGTCACCCAATCATTCATCATGGCGTTGTCAATGATGCCGCCGTTGGTGAAGTTGAGACATATTGATGTGCTTGTAGCGCTTGGAGGCGTTGTTGGAACAGCCCCAGTACCTGCACTATTCTTTACAACAAAGCCAGAAATATAGCCAGCCATTAAATAACCTGTACTGTAATATCCTCCAACTGATAAATAAGTACCTGTCAAGTCTGCTGTGACTGTAGTAGGAGTTGAGACTAAAGAGCCGTTTACATAGACTGATACGCTATTAGACGACCTAATGATCTCTGTGTAATACCATTCATTTAATGGAGGAACATAGGTTGTATTTATATTTGTTCCACCAACATTGACTATTAAAACACGGCCTCCACCAGAAGCAGACCTTAATGCAACCACGCCAGCCGTGTAAGTTGATGACAAACCGCCAGCAGTGCTAGACGTTTGAAAATAACCACCTTCACCATTTGTTCCAGCGTGTGATGTCAAATACGACCAATATCCAATAGTAAAGTTATTTGTTCCAATAGCAGTAATACTACTGTTCAAATAATCACCAGAGCCATCAAAGTAAGCACTACCGCCTAGACCACTGGTGCTGTACGCAGCAGTTGGAGAGAACGGAGAGAACTTCTGTACTGATATATCCCCATTCTTCGTGATTGCAAAAGCGTTGGTGCTGTTGTCAATGATGCGATTGCTCTGGCAGGTCAGGAAAGATGTTCCGCTGATTGCAGTCAGAGGAGTTGTTGGTGTGGTGAGCGTAGTGCTTGATGGTGTGTAGACAGAAGCGCCTTTTACAACACGAGCATTTGATATGTATCCCGTAAATGGGCTTGTCCCGCTTGCTTCTGCGCCAATACGAATGTCGTTTGTGGATGAGAAGTTGTTTGATGTTGTTGTAGTGGCAAGTCTTGTCCCGTTCAAGAACAAAGAAAGAGTCGTGCCCGATCTACAAACAGCAACATGGCTCCAAGTATTTAACGCAGGCGCTGCACCAGTTGTAAAAACAGTAAACCAACCTTGAAATTGAATGTAGTTGGAGCCTGTGTTCATATACACGCCCCACTGTGCATCACCACCGCCACTGTTAACCAGATTCCCCATAATGGCCATCGTGCTGCTGTTCTGCGGATATATCCATGCTTCTGCACAGAAGTCACCAGTTCCAAAGGAACCAGAAGAACCAGTTACGGATTGCAGATAATCACCACTACCATCAAAGTAGTTTGACCAAGTATCACCAAACGGCGTGAACGTGCCTTGTGTCGCATCTCCGTTGCGAGTGATGGTGAAGTTGTTGGTGCTGCTATCAATGAACGTATTGTTTTGAGCTGCGTTAGTGCCATCGCCATGCAACAAGGCAGTGACATACTTGAAGTATGTGTCGCCTTCAACAAAAGAGATAGTTACTGTATCTCCACCACAAGTAACAGTCGCAGTAAGGTTACCAGATGTTCCGCCGCTAGACGCAGTGGTGAATGTGACCGAGCCAGTGTTGCTGGTGACAGTGATATTTCCAGTTAGTGAGCCAGAAGAAAGGTCGCCAGAAGCAATACCAGTGATGGTGTAAGGTACAAGCGTACCATCAGATACGCCAGAAGTCGTTAAAGTAACGGTGAAATCACCGCCTTTGTTAACAGATGCGTTGTCAACAGACAAATCAAAAGTTGCAGCAGCAGGCCATAGACCAGCCTTCTTGTAAAGAGCTACTTCCTTCAGAGTCCATACACCGCCAGCACTGCTCGTAGTTGGAATATTTGCGACACCAAGGATGCCGCCGTTAGTACGTTGTCCCATTAGACGACCTTTTTAGGAAATTTCTTCGTAGCTACAAACTGCTTCCAGCTTGCTGTTCGTGTTGGCAGTCAAGCGCAAAGTATCGCCTTCTTCCAAATAAATTGACTTGCTCAGAATGTCCAAAGTTGCTTTAGCTGGAACTTGAATAGACAAACCTAGTCGATAAGCTGTAGAACTACGATACAAGTCCATAGTGATTTCATAGGCGCTAACGCCATCCACGTTGGAGACATACAGTGCGTTGCATTTAAACACTTTGCCACTACCACCAGAGTTGGTGACGATAGCTGTTGCTGATGTGGAAACCGCTTGAACTGCTGATTTTCCTGTGATTGTTGCTACTGCAACTACGTTTGGTGCTGTCATTTCTATTATCCTCCGAATACGATTGCCATTGCGACTGATTTGCCTGTGCTGCTAGGCGTGAAACCAAGAGCTGTTGATACGTCTGTGCTGCTCAAAGTAACAGCTCCAGTTCGTGTGTTGAAACTAGATACCCCTCCTGTGACCTCAAAAGCGGCTTGATTCCATGCTGAACCTGTCCAGATATAAAGAGCACTAAGAGAAGTATTCCAATAGATTGCACCTGTCAGTAGAGCGCCACCATCGTTGTCTACTGATGGAGCAGAGGACTTAGGGCCAAGGTAACGGTCATCAAAGCTATCGTAGGAGGCAGCAGCTGCTGAGGCACTAGCTGAGGCATTAGAAGCACTCGTAGAGGCTGCTGAGGCTGAGTTAGAAGCGTTAGTCTCAGATGTAGCAGCATTGGAAGCACTGGTAGCAGCTGAGGTGGCTGAGCCTAAGATTGAATCAACGTAAGCCTTACGTGTAAGATCATCATCAGTAGTAGGTGTAGCAGTGCTAGTCACCTTATTAGAACCCATGACGATGTTACCCGTCATCGTACCGCCTGACTTAGGCAGATTCAAGGCATCAGCAGTGTCTACGTAGCCTTTAGTGGCTGCATCCGTACTCGCTGAAGGAGTCCCAAGACCAGTGATCTTAGACGTACCCATCGCAATAGCGCCACTCATCGTACCACCAGCCAAAGGAAGCTTAGCTGCGATAGAATTGGTTACAGTCGTGGAGAATGAAGCATCATCGTTCAGGGCAGCTGCAAGCTCATTAAGCGTATCGAGAGCAGCAGGAGCGCCGTCTACAATAGCTGATACTTGAGCGTCAACGTAAGCTTTGTTAGCTGCGTCGCCTGAGTTAGTAGGGTTGGGAAGGTTAGTGATGGTAGCCGATGAAGCAGCATCCATGTCCAATGTACCGTTAATGGTCACATTGTTGAATGTAGACGTACCTGAACCAGCTGTCACGTTACCTGTAAGGTTACCAGTGACGTTACCTGTTACAGCGCCTGTTACGTTACCAGTTACATTACCTGTCACGTTACCTGTAAGAGTACCGCTGAAGCCTGTGTTGGCTGTGATCGTAGTACCTGTAACAGCAGCAGCTGTAGTACCACCAATGGGGGTATTATTGATCGTACCACCCGTTTGAGCGACACCAGCGACTGTACCACCAGTAATTGCTACAGCTGAAGGCTCTTGGTTACCCAGTTGGCCTACGACCTTAACAACAGTACCTGAACTGTCTTTAGTGAAGATCTTCTTGTCTGTTACGTTAACAGCTAACTCACCTTGTACCAAGTCGCCTGAGGCAGGGACTGAGGTAGTCGTGGAGCTATTCTTTGTGACGATTGTGGATGCCATTATGCTTTAACCTTTAAATAGACCGTAGGCTTGATTGATAGTGTTTTGATCGACACCTAAGTTACTCAAGTATTGAATAGCTGCTGCTTGATTGGCTTGTGTGTCACCACCTGAGCCACCAACAAAGTCTTTATAAGCTGCTGCGATAGCCGCTGGTGAGCTAGAACCTGAGAGAGAAGTGTATGAAGGCTGTGATGCGTTAGAGGCTATTGCAGCACTTGCCAAAGGAGTCGTTGGAGTTTGCGTTGTTTGAGCAGCTTGAGCAGCCCCTGTCAACATACCACCGCCACCTGTCTGAGCTGGAGCTTGAGTAAGACTTGACTTGTAGATAGGGTATGCAGCTTCAATGGTAGCGTAAGGTACACCGATCTTCTGCAAGTACTGGATAGCTGCTGCTTGGTTGGCTTGATTATCACCCCCGTTAGCTGCTGCGTAAGCACCATAGGCCTGAGCAATCTGTGCTGGAGTAGCATTAGCAGCCATTGTTTCAGCTGTAGTGCCTGTAGAAGCAGGGAGAGTACCTAGATATTGGTTATATGCTGCGTCAATCTGAGGACCAGAGAAGCCTTTAGTTTGGAGATACTGAATAGCTGCTGCACGATTCTCAGGAGTATTGCCACCATTAGCTGCAATATACTTAGCATATTCAGTACCTACGTTAGCAGCAGTACTTGTAGTAGGATTCAGTGTTGAGTAGGTAGGAGCAACTGTCTGAGGCTTAATGCCCAAGTTAGTCATGCTCGTGGGTGTCGTATAACCAGTACCTGTAGTATTTAAGGTAGAGTTACCAGCAACGGCAGCATTGGGGGTATATTTAGTCTCGTACCAGTTCTTCAAGTCAGTAGTAATGTCTGCACCCTTAGCGCCGGGCATGTACTGATTGTACTTATTCTGGATAGCTGCGTAATACTCAGGAGAGTAGTTAGCTGAACCTGATGAGAAACCTGATCGGTCTTGTTGTGTCAAGAGACCCCCTCCACTTCCACCTGAATTAGATACTGCTTTAGCACCTCCAATAAGGCTTGCAGCTGATACACCCAACTTAGCTAGTTGAGCCATTTGAGTCGCTGTTAAGCTTGTACCCAACACACCCGGGACTGTAGCAGCGCCTGTGGCGGCAGTAGTAATTGGAACACCGGCAGCAGCTCCAGCAGCGTTTCCTGTAACAGCACTTGCAGTAGCGCCACCTGTAGCGTCTAAAGCTGCAACCTCAGAAGCAGGAATAGCAGCCCCTTCAGCACTAATATAAGCACCAATTTCAGGAGCGTAGTAATAACCAGCTGCAATAAGTGCTACTGTAGCCCACCCACCGGGAACAGAATCATTTACAGTATCATCAATTTGAGAACCTAAGTCGGAGATAGCATCACCGGCTTTAGAAACAGTCTGACCGAGGAAGCCACCGAATGCCATAGATTATACCTCTTCCGAAGTTACTGTGTCAACTGTTTTCTTAGCTGTTTTCTTAGCGACAGCAGGTTCAACTACTGCTTCCTCAACCTGCACGTAGCCCTCATGACCCTTCATCGAATCAATATCGACCTGAGCTTCAAAGGTAACTGTTTGTCCGCTTGTGAGACATTTAAATGTGACTGCCA